TGACCCTACGGTTACGGTTGACCCTACGGTTACGGTTGACCCTACGGTTACGGCTGACCCTACGGTTACGGTTGACCCTACGGTTGACGGCATTGTGGATGTAGGAACCGTTGCGGATGCGGTTGTTGACGCTGCAACGATAACAACTGTAGAAGAGCCTGAAACTCTACTCCCTGACACAGAAGAATTACCCCTTGTTACAGCAGACCCAATAGAAACAGCAGACACACTAGAAACAGTAGACACACTAGAAACAGTAGACACACTAGAGGACGAAGAGGAACTTCTGGAGGAGCTAGAACCTGTGGTAGATACAGAACCTGACTATGTATCTGGTATTGCGGGTATTGGCGGAAGGATGCGCCCTGTAGTTGCCCCATATTATCAGCCTTTACAGACTGGACTGTATTCTTTTTACAGGCCGCAAGCTGGAGTTGATCAAACTCCTACGGCTCCGGTATTTAATCAACCTACGAGTTATTTATCGCCTACAGGGGGTTTGAGGTACGGGAATCCTTACATTGGCACGAATTTAGATCTTGCGCGTTTACGCGAACTGGCAGAATTGCAAGGTACGGGTGCTGAGAGGCTTCCTTCAGAAAACTTAATGGATGACTTATGAACCTACAGACACTTCCAGAGGAAGCGTTAAAAGAGATATTAGCTTTAACTGAGGCTAAGAAGAAACTAGATTTAAGGGAGAAGGCGCAAGAATATTTCATGCCTTTTGCCCATCATGTTTATGAGAACTTTATTGAGGGCCGACATCACCGGATTATTGCTGAGAAGCTTGAGAAGGTGGCTAGGGGTGAGTTAAAACGTTTAATTATTAACATGCCTCCTCGTCACTCTAAGTCGGAGTTTGCTAGTTTCTTAATGCCTGCATGGTTTTTGGGCCGAAATCCGAAGTTAAAGATTATTCAGGCTACGCACAACACTGAGTTAGCCGTTCGTTTCGGTAGAAAAGTGCGTGATTTGATAGATGATCCGGCATATAAGGAGGTTTTTCCTGATACGAACCTCAAGGAAGACAATAAGGGTGCCGGAAAGTGGCAGACGGACAGGGGCGGCGAGTACTTTGCGGCTGGTGTGGGTGCTGCGGTAACGGGTCGTGGTGCGGATTTATTTGTTATTGACGACCCGCACTCGGAGCAAGACGCTTTAAGCGACACTGCGTTTGATCATGCGTATGAGTGGTACACTTCTGGGCCTCGTCAGCGTCTTCAACCAGGTGGTGCGATCATCATTGTTATGACTCGGTGGGGTAAGAAGGACTTAACTGGTCGTTTGATCGCCTCGCAAGGTAGTGATGTCATGGCAGATCAATGGGAAGTTGTAGAGTTTCCTGCAATTTTGCCTTCGGACAAACCGTTGTGGCCTGAGTTTTGGGACAAAGACGCATTATTGTCGATCAAAGCGTCCTTGCCTGTGCAAAAGTGGAATGCGCAGTGGCAGCAGACGCCAACGATTTCTGATTCTGCGATTATCAAGCGAGAATGGTGGCGGAAATGGGAAAAAGAGGAGATACCTCCTGTAAAGTACATTATTCAGTCGTATGACACGGCGTTTTCCAAGAAGGAATCGGCGGATTATAGCGCGATTACGACGTGGGGGGTGTTTGAGTCGGAGGANGGTGGGTCTGACCACTTNGTTTTGATGGATGCGCGGCGGGGACGGTGGAATTTTCCTGAATTAAAAGAGGTAGCTTATGAAGAACACGAATACTGGGAGCCAGACATGGTTGTGGTCGAAGCGAAAGCGACGGGTACACCGCTCATTGACGAGTTGCGGCTACGTGGTATTCCGGCACTTGGCTTTTCGCCAGGTAAAGGCAGGGATAAGATAACTAGAATGCACATGGTTGCGCCTTTATTTGAAGCTGGTGTAGTATGGGCACCAACGGACAAGAAATTTGCTGACGAGGTAATCGAGGAAGTAGTTTCATTTCCTAATGGCGATCATGACGACTTTTGTGATAGCATGACGTTAGCACTGATGCGTTTTCGGCAGGGGGGCTTTGTTTCTTTGCAGGGCGAAAACGAAGAACACGACACATATCGTCGTAAACGGGAGTATTACTGATGGCACTGCCACCACTTGTAGATTCTGGGATTCGTTCTGAAGACATGATGCCAACGGAGGCGTCGGTTGATGTATCTGTTATACAACCTGTGGATTTTTCGGGTGGTGCGGAAGTTTTGGATGATGGTCAAGGCGGTGCGATTGTACAGAGTTTAGAGGAACGGATTGCGATGGAGGAGGCTTCTATTTCGCAACCTGCCCATGATGATAATTTAGCGGAGTTTTTAAATGAAGGGTATCTTGGGGAGATTTCGTCGGATCTTAGGGCTTCTTACGAAGAGGATATGGAGTCTCGTTCAGAGTGGGAAGAGACTTATACAAAGGGTTTGGATCAACTTGGTGTTAAGTACGAAGAGCGCAGTCAGCCGTTTGAAGGATCTTCTGGGGTCACGCACCCATTAATTTCGGAGAGTGTCACGCAGTTTCAGGCACAAGCGTACAAAGAAATGTTACCTGCGGGGGGTCCGGTTCAAACGCAGGTTCTTGGTTTGCAGGATGCGGGTCGTGAGGAGCAGGCATCGAGAGTTAAGGACTTTATGAATTACCAGATCACTGAGGTAATGGAGGAGTTTGATCCTGATATGGATCAGCTTTTGTTTTATTTACCGTTATCGGGGTCGTGTTTTAAGAAGATATATTTTGACGAAGCCAAGCAACGTGCGGTAGCGAAGTTTGTTCCGGCGCAGGATTTGGTTGTTTCGTATGCGGCGTCTGATTTACAGACGGCGGCACGGGTTACGCATGTATTGCGAATAGATGCCAATGAAGTGCGCAAGATGCAGATTGCAGGGTTTTACATGGATGTAGAACTAAGCAAGTACGCCGAGGGTGAAGACGAGGTTCGTCAGAAGGTGGACGAGATTCAAGGCACCTCTCGGACGTACACTGATGATGTGTACACTATTCTTGAGATGCACGTTGATTTGGACCTTGAGGGTTTTGAGGACATGTCTCCAAGTGGTGAGCCTACGGGCATCGCACTACCGTATATTGTGACGATAGACGAGGGTTCTGGGAAAGTTTTGTCTATTCGTCGTAATTTTGAGGAAGGTGCTGATCTGGCTCGAAAGCAACAATACTTTGTGCATTACAAGTTTATGCCTGGTTTGGGGTTTTACGGCTTTGGATTAATCCATATGATCGGTGGCTTGGGTCGCGCTGCTACGAGTATTCTCCGGCAGTTAATTGATGCAGGAACTCTTGCCAATCTTCCGGCAGGATTTAAGGCTAGAGGGGTGCGGGTTCGTAACGATGACGAACCGTTACAACCTGGAGAATGGCGGGACATTGATGCTCCTGGTGGCAACATTCGGGACTCGATTATACCACTGCCTTACAAGGAGCCTTCTGGGACGCTTACCCAACTTCTAGGATCTCTTGTGGATAACGGAAGGCGGTTTGTTTCACTAGCAGACCAGCAAACCTCAAACATGAACCAAGAGGCCCCTGTGGGGACCACTGTTGCTTTGTTAGAGCGCGGCATGAAAGTCATGTCGGCTATTCACAAACGTTTACACTACGCTCAGAAAAAAGAGTTTCGTATTCTAGCGCGTATCTTTCGGGACAATCTTCCACAAGAGTATCCGTATGATGTAGCGGGTGGGGATCGCACCATTATGTCGGCAGATTTTGATGGTCGGGTCGATGTGATTCCAGTGAGTGACCCGAACATCTTTTCTATGGCGCAGCGGGTTACGCTTGCTCAGACGCAGCTACAGTTGGCGCAGTCTAATCCGCAGGTACACAATTTACACGCAGCGTTCCGTCGTATGTATCAGGCGTTAGAGGTGCAGAACATTGACGAGATATTGCCCCCGCCGCCACAGCCGCAACCGTTGGATCCGCTTATTGAGAACGCTCGTGCGTTAACTGGTGAGTTGTTGATGGCGTTTGATGGTCAGGATCACGACGCGCATATTGAGTTACATGTTATGTTTATGAAAGCTCCTATTGCTCTGACCTCTCCACAAGTCATGGGTATTTTGATGGGTCACGTTCAAGAGCATTGTTCTAAGAAGGCTCGTGAGATGGTGATGACGCAGGTTCGGGGTTTGATATCTCAAGTGGAATTGATGGCTCAGTCTGGAGCGATTGATCCAGCGGCAGCGCAGCAGCAGATCGCGGAGGTCCAAGCTCAGATGCAGAACCCAGAGGAGATCGAGAAGATGGTAGCCTTACAGGAATTGCAGTTGATGACCGAATTGATGCCGAAGATCACACCTCAAGGGCAGGATCCGATGAGCGATCCTTTAGTTCAGATTCGTATGCAGGAGCTTGGAGTAAAGCAGCAGGACTTGCAGCGTAAGTCGATTGATGACGCGGCTCAGATCCAATTAGAGATGAACAAGATGCAGCAACGTGCTGCGACGGACTCGGCTCGTATTGAAAGCATAGAAGACATTGCGGCCCAGCGGGACGACACCAATCAAGATCGTATTGAGGTGCAGCGACAGAAGATGATGCGAGGGTAACTTTATTTACAGAGTCAGTTCCTTCTCTGCGTGGTTAAAGGAGTTCTACTGGCATGATCGATCCTGTTACAGCATTCGCAACAGCTAACGCGGCATTCAAAGGCGTAAAGATGTTGGTCGGCGCAGGCCGTGAAATGCACGACATCAGCCAACAGTTGGGTCAATGGTATGGCGCAGTTGCGGATATTACTCGCGCTGAATCTCAACGCAAAAACCCTACTTGGTTAGATAAGCGAACTCATGGCGTTGAAAACATAGAAAAAGAAGCTTTGGATATTATTATCCGTAAAAAAACTTTACTTGAAAAAGAGAAAGAAATTAAGTTTATGTTGGATTATAGGTTTGGTTTGGGCACTTACGACGAAATGTTGGGGATGCGTAGGCAAATCCGTAGAGAAAGAGAAGAAACTGTGTATCGTGCGATGGAAGCAAAGCGTCAAATACAGAATAACATGGCTATAGGTGGTTTAAGTTTGGGTATCTTGTGTCTGCTAGGTGGCGGCATATATTTAATAATGTTGGCTACACAGTGATAAATGCGTTAATACTGGCTGTAACACTTGCGGGGGTAGCCAATCCCACTCACGTTAAGTGTCACTTGTGGAAGAGGTTTACGGACGTAAATGATCAAAAGGTATGCGTGTATCGTTTTACTGCGGGTTTCGGCGGGTTGGGATATCACTACCCTACCCTTAGTTTTTCGGAGTGTCCGAAGGTGTTTGATTGCCGTTATGAAAAGAAGGACAAACGGCCTAGTTTGTCTGAAATATTAGATGGTCTTAAAGGAGGGTTCTAATGTCTATAACTTTTAAGACGATATTGGAGTATCGTCTTATGCCGCGTCTGATGATGCTAGTAATGACTATTATGTACATACGAGTTTTGGAATGGGGAATGAGCCTTGACGACCTGTCAACGCAACAAAGTGCAATGATTTCAATATGTTCTGGATCTATGACAGGGGCTTTCGCGGTATGGTTGGGCTCTGAAAAATAATGTTAAAATCTGTAGAAACAGAAAATAATATAATACCTATCCCTCAAGCCTCTGATTTGGACAAACAATTTCTTGTGCTAGAAGATCAAAGAGAATTAATTCGAGAACAGGCAAAACTCATATTGGAGAAAA